TTTTGGAAAGTGCTTTGTTTCTCTCCCTGTTGTGCAAATAGTTCACCTGCACTCGCAGCGATGTTACCCAACTCTCCAAACAACTGTCCATAGGCTTGTAGCTTCTTATTATTATCATCAATCTGCCTATCTGTCGCCTGCTTCTTATACTTCTTATCAATAGCCGCTTCTTGTTCGGCTTGTTTGGTTTTGAGGGCTGCTACATCTAAGCCATAATCATCTGCTAATGCCAATAATTCATCAAAGTGCGCCTTCAATTGCGCCAATTCCAACTCCTGTGCAGATTTTAAATGCTGTAAATACTGCGGGGTGCCACCTTCGCTATCAGGGGCAATGGCTTTATTTAATTCATCTTCTACCTTTTTCTTAGCATCAGCACGTCCTTTTTCACGATTTGCCCAAAATTCCTCTGTCCGTTTCGCTTCATCTTCTGCACGTTTGGCAGCTAATGCGTCTAATTCGGTTTGCATCGCTGCTTCGAGGGCAATGAGTTGCGATTTCGCTTTTTTGCGTGCCGTTTCTGTTACTTCTATTTTCCCTTCTTCAACATCTTTTAAGTATTGAATATCTTTGGCATATTTGGCTTTGATGCGCTCGGTTTCACGATGTTCTTCGGTCATCGCTGCTTGGGCTGCCTGTTCTTGATGCTTTGTAATGTCATCTTGAATTTTGTTCAAGCGTGACACATTCAAAGCTATCAACTCCTCATTCATGCGTTGCGTGAAGGCTTTTTCCAACTTCTCCGCTTCACCCTTTTTTGCAGGAAATTCCTTTTTAAATTCCTCCAAAGCATCTATTTGTTTCTGATACTTCTCTTTAATCTTTAACTCCTCTGCTTTTTCTGTTGTCGCACTCCTTTGAGCAATATCATTCTCAAAGTTTTTTAACTCCTCATTAAATCGCTTTAATTTTTCAAGAGATTTATCTGCTTCGCCACTGCCCGATGAAGTTGTGCCGCCGCCAGTATCGCCACCCAAAGAAGGGGTAGAAGTGCCTGTCACGTCTATTTTATTGGTTTCGATGTATTTATTCAAACTTTCAATCTGCTTCTTAACATCATCTGTTTTGCCTTTCAAATTATCAACCGTACTGATAGCATTATTCGCCGCAAATTGAGCAGCATTACCCCCCGCTTTTAAGTAATTCAATACCTGTGTACCATACCCGGGTGTAGCATCTACTTTCCCCCCATTAATATCAATTAATTCCTTTTCCAATTCTGTCCTTTTTTGCAAAGCGGCTTCTGCTTTTGCCTTTTTCTCAATAGCTGCTACATATTTATTGACAGCATCAGTAGCCGATTGTGTTTTGATGTTTTCAAGTGTCAAATTGCCCAAATATTCAGGTGAAATATCATTCAGCTTCTTAATGGCTCGTTGCCGTTCATCTTTTGAACGGCTTTCATCACGAGCTACTTTGAGCAATTGTTCTAACTGCACTTTTTCAGAAGCAACATTTTTCAACCCCTCAGTATTTACATCGTTCAAAAGCCTTTGTGTACGCATAGCCTCCGTCACTTGACTTTGATATAGCGCATAAGCCCCCACCAAAGCCGTTACCGCAGCCACAGCCAAACCGATAGGGTTGAGTGACAAAGCCAAATTCCAAGCCCTTTGTGCAACAGTAGCAATCGTAATGCGACCCGTCAAAACACCCACCAATGTTTCATATGCGGCTGTGGCGGCTGTCAGCACAATTTGCCGTTTTGCCCACAACTCTTTGAGTGCAGGCAACCATTTGACCGTTGCATAATAGGACCCAACAACTGCCGCTGCCGTCAATATTGCTTGTGTCCACATTTTCACCGTTTGCCAATTTTCTCTCACCCACTTCACACCCTCAGTAAAGCCCTGCACCATGCTCCGCATCGCAGGTTGTAGCGATTTACCAATACCCGTAGCCGTTTTATCTATCTCATCACGCAGGGCTTTTTCGTCATTGGCGAGGTTATCCGCCATCACACCTGCTTGGGTGTAGGCTTCGTTAGTGCCTGTCACTGCCTTTGTTAAGGCTTCAAATTTGGGGATATTATTCAACACAGCCTGACCCGCTACAATATTTTCAGTACCAAATATCTTCGCCATCAAAGCCGTGTCGCCCTTTATTTTTGAAAGTTCTTTCAGCCTTTCAGCTAATGGAATAGAGGTGTCCTTGATTTTCGCAAGGCTCACATCATACTTTTTCAAACCCTCTAAGGCTTCTTTGGGTAGATTTTCGGGCGCAGCGAGCTTCAATAACACATTTTTCAAACCATTACCCGTCTCTTCACCACTTTTGAAAGTCTTTCCCATTGTTTGAATCAACGCAATACTTTCCTCCACGCTCACATTCATTTGCTTACTCACAGCTCCAAATTTCTGTACAGCGTTGGAAGTTTCTTTGATTTCGATACTCCCTTCTTTTGCACCCGCCGCCATTGCATTAATATACCGCCTCGCTTGGTCAGCAGGGGCATTGAATTGCTCCATAATAGTCGTCAAGTTTTCAATTGACTCTGGTAGCGTCTGACCACTCGCTTTTGAGAGAATAATGGCTTCTTTTGTCACCGCTTGCAATCCCTCTGCACTTTTCAAAAGTTCGGGCTTCGCACTACCTACCAATTGAAAGGCTTTCAGTATATCTGCACTCGTGTTAGTGATTTTTTCACCACCCTCAGTCACAATTTCTGTCAAACTCTCTGCCCGTTGCTCCAAATCCGTCAAACCCGCACCACTCACACCCGTTATTGCTTCCAATTCAGAGAGGGCAGTGCCATACACTTTCACTCGGCTACTTACATTCAGCAATTCCGAGCCATAACTTGCCAATTCACCCACCGCAAACATACCCGCAGCCATGCCCACCATGCGACCCAATCCTGCATTCACAAGCGTATAACTCTGTGAAACACCTGCCAATTTCTCTTTATGCACATCAATTTCACCATTCACACCCTTCAAGCGTGCCTTATGTTCATTGATAATTGCCGTCACCTCATTGAGTTCCTTATACTTCCCCTCCAATTCTTCAAGCGAAAGGGTAGAATTTTTGATTTCTTTGGTCAAAGTCCGTTGATACTTCTCCAAATCTGCCAACGAAACCCCGTCTTTTTTCAAGCCGTTCAAAATCCTACTCATTTGCTCATATTGCAAATTCGCTTGTTTGAGGTCAGCCGTCAATTTGCGCCTTTGCTCGGCACTCAAATCAGGTTTAGCCAATTCCGCAGCCAACTTCTTTTGCTTTTCAATGACTACATCTAAGCCACCTCCCGCTTCTTTTTTTAAAGCCTCATATTGTGCCGATAGCTTATTCACAGCATCGTTCACCCTGCCGAGCTCCTTACTCTTTTTTATAAAAGCATCTGTACCCGCCGTCATACCTGCCAATTCTTTTGCCAATTGGTCGCCATGCGCCGTTAGTTCTTTAAGTGATTTGGCAGCTTCGCCACCATTTATATACACATTAATCCGACTCGTTACTTCACTCATTTTTATCCATTTTTTTTAAAACAATAAGCAAAGGTAGGTGTGAGTGATAAGGCATGAGGGGACATACACCTCAAAAGGCTGTCCCCTCATGCACCCAACACACACCATATATTAGGCAAAAAATAAAAACATGACTGATATAATCCTATTAGAAGCGGCTTATCAAAATACCAAATTGGCATTAGCCCCCACGCTATGCAAGCAGATGACTACCGAGCAGCTACATAAAGCCATCAGCAACCCCGACAATGAAGAAGCCCTCATTGATATATTTTTAGAAGAATTATCAAAAAGGAACAAAAATCAATAGACTTTCATTTTTCCTTTTTTACCTCTTTTATAGCGAAGATGACGATGAAAAGGCAATTTAGGTAGTACAAAACCAATCAAAGGATTTTCCATCGGTGGGCTTATCGTGCGGATATACTGTGCAGAGTCGCCAACAATACCACTTTTTTGCAAGGTTTTTCGCTTCGTATAAACCGAATAGCAAATTTGTACTAAAACACTCAAGCAAATAACAACCAATATGAAATTTTGCATATCTAATTACATTAGGGTAAATAATAATTTATCTGCAAAATTCAACACTTCCACAGTACATGAGGGGACAGCAAAAAAGCCGTTGTATGACTTACACAACGGCTTCAATATAAAAGATTGATTCGTTTAAAAAAGCAAAATTAAACTACCCCCTCAGTATTTTGGGGACAGCAAAAAAGCCGACACACAAGTGCATCGGCTTCACCTAAGTACCCTTCAGTAAAAGACAAAGGAAATTGCCTATCTTCTTATCAGCACCGATTGAAAAGTGCTGAGTATATCCTTATCATATTGCGCTGCTATCATATCCGCCAACTCAGGCAATTGCTTATCGAGTGCAGGTTTTGTCCAAGGCACGGCAGGGCTTGCACCCGTTCCCATTTTACCCAAACTTTCCCCTTTTGTAAATTTCTTTACCCCGTTTTTGGTTGTCCAACTACTCCCTTGTGTGCCACCATAGCCTTTTCTTGCACCTTTTTCCAAAAATGCCCCATGCCGCACAAACTTAAAGGTGATGCGTAAAGCTGTCTCTGCTCGTTGCCATTCTTGTACACGATATTTCAAACTCCGCAACAAAGCACCCGAAGATTGATGACTTGCCAAATAAGTTTCCATCACCCCCTCAGTATTTTGCGCCCACTCATCAGCACGACTGCGAGCCGCTTCAAGGGGTGATTCTTCACCGATAAGACTAAGGTAGGAGATAGGTTTGGGCATTATTATTTTGGATTTTTACGGGCATTTTTTCGCAACTCAAATTCTTTGATGGCTTTCAAATCCCCTGTTTTTGCTAATTCATACAGTTTTTTATCAATTTCAAAATCAGCTAAATCCACCCCTGTTTGATAAGCCTTACCAATCGTAGATTTTGGTTGTTTGAATTGTTGCTCAAAAGCCATACGCTGCTCGGTTGTTAATTCCAAAATGTTTAAACATTTTTCTTTTGGATAGCCTAATGAACCCAACGTGACTACTTTTTTTATAATTTCTTCGCTAAATTCTACCATATCAAATTTTCTTTAATAAAGTATCCATCCAATTTTTATGAAAATAAAATAAATCTTGGTGGTTGGTAATAATAAATTGTTCAATGCGTGGATTGGCAGTGAAATTTGCACTACCCTCTATCGTATAATAGTTATCTTCAATGTTCAATAAAGTCACTTTTGCGTGATTCTTATTGGCAAAAATGAATTGTTTGCGTTCTTTTATCCCTAATTCTAAAATATGATAAACAGCCGATTCTCGTGTTCGCATGTAATCGCCTGTCAAAGCATGGATAGAACCAATCAACCCGTTATCGAATAAATCCAAAATGGAGATAACATTTTGGTGGCTCATCGTCCATGTTGAAAAATAAAATTCTTTTGACACGCCATTTGATAATTCTAAAATTCGTGGGATGATATTAAAATAATCGAAACTACCATTTGAAATAATATGCAACGATTCGTTAGGTAGGGGTAATTCAAACAACACTTCATTCAAACTTTCTTTTTTCAACTTAGTTTGAAATCTGATATTGGTTTGAATTTTTAATTGCAAAGGCGTTAATCCATTCAACTCCTTTTTTTTAGCCTCTTTTGTAGGCGTTTCTACTTCTGTAAAATCAAATAAACTTTTGGTATTCATGTCAAAAGTTAAAAATAGTTTTAGTAATCGGTTTCGTTTCAACCACTTCAACAGGCGTAACCCAAGCGTCCACATCCGTATTCTCCCCCCCATCAGTAGTTTTAAAGCATTTTGGAAAAGCGGTTTTGTTGTCAAAAATATAGGACCGCATACGAGCAACGTGGCGCACAGCCCACGTCTCGTGATGATTGGCTTTCAACTTAACCGCCGCAGGGCTGCCTGTGGTGGTGGTGGCGTTGCTTTGATTGCCTTTGCGCTCGATATGCACCACACTACGCCCATCTATTTTTACCCAAAAACGCTGCATACCCTCTTGAATGACATAGTGGACAATAGAAGACTGTATCAAGCCTATCAATTGCGCTTCGGCAGGGGTAGCCGATGTTTTACCCACCAATCCTTTCAAATGGGTATAGAATTTTGCAGGCAATTTGGCTTCAATGAGGTAATATTCAACTTCTTTTAGTAGCCCCCTCAGTATTTCGTAACTATACCGGGTAATATCCATGCCGTATATGGTGCGCATGGTCGCCGCAGTCCGTACCATCAGTTCCGTATGTCGTTTTGACCCCTCCCCATCAAGCCACCAATTGTATTTTGTGTTATTGGCTTCTTTTTCCAAATACACCAACAACTCCTCTAAGGCTTCATAGCCTTTGGTCAGCATCGCATTACGATATTCGGTTTCTTGATATTGAAAAGCGGTGGTATGCGTTTCTGTAGTCGCCCGCATGATACCCAATTCTGATAGTTGCACCGCCCCAATTTTTGAATACTCAAAAAGGGTAAGCTGGGCAATAGCCCGTTTTACTTTATCCCAAAATGCAGCATCGTCAGCAGCAGCGAGCGAAGTATCAGCCGCCACAATTTTGCTTATGTAAGCATAGCCTAAGTAGGGTGCGAGGTGGTCACGTACCACATCATACATAATAGGCTCAATAGACTCCATTTTCAGGCTCATATTCGCCCCGCCGCCAACATATTTTTTGAAGTCACTAATATTACTGTACAGTGCCATTGTCTTTTCCGTCTTTTATGCCGCCTGTTTTGTCCTTTTTAGATTTTTGTTGGGTATCAATACCCGACTTATCCATATTGGTAGCCACTTGCGGTTGGTGTTTAATATAAAAAGTTACATTCCACTTATTTTTGCGTGCTATCACGTTTAGAGGGTAAAGTATGGTATGTTGGTCGAGGGTATTGTTCAAAATATGCGTGTTATAGCCCACTCTCGAATCACTGCCCGAGCCTGCGCCCATACTGCGCCCTTGTTGATTGGCAAGCTGCATTTGATTAGGGTTTAAACCAAAAGCATTTAGCATCTCCAAATTAGCTACGGACGCATCGGGTATCCATGTCCCATTCTTTATTTTATCATCAACAGCTTCAATTTCTATTTTTCCTACTTTTTCATAGGTCGTTTCGTCTTCTTCACATACTTGCGAGAAGTGTTTGAAATTACCATCATCATTATTATTAAGGTAGTCTTCAATCTCCTTAATCTTTTTATCAATAATGGATTTGCGTTTTTCTGAATCATAATCATCCCATTCAGGATGACGGTGTACAAAATAGCTGACGGGAATGGTAATAATATACTTCAAAATAGGCTGCTTTTTCATCATACCCCACGCTTGACGAGGAGCTAATTCAGCTACTGACAACCAACCTTTATCCATCAATAAGCCATACCAAAGTAACCGTGCATAGTAAGAAACACCTGAAGAAGCCTGTTTTGTATGAAAAGCAAAATTTGACCCTCGTAAATTTTTAAAGAAATTGCGTTGGTCAAAAAATTGGAATAAGGGTAGGGGTATATAATTGCCATCATAAAAATCTTTCCACGTAATGGTGCGGTTGTGTTGAAACTCAGGCGAAAAAATCAAAAACTCAATGCGATTTGTCTTTTTCGATTGTTGTGAAAGCCGACAAAACTCAGCCGTTTTATGCCAAAGTCCTACAACTTTACCCTCAAAATCAACCTCTGCTTCTGAAAACGCATTGGCAAACATCAAATATTCAAGAGCTTGATAGGGAAACCATTCTGTGGCTATCGCATTTTCAAAAAGAAAATCGTCAATTTCTGAATCATAATGCGGAATAAGTTGCTCATTTGCCAAATCTTCATTTTTGACATAGCCGATACCTTCACCATACATCATTTCCACCAAGCGGCGCAATGCCCTGATACTGAGGGGTACTTTTTCCAATTGTGTTCTTACAAAGGTTGGAAAATTATCCAAATCACCCCAACGGGCATACGGCAACTGATTAGGGTCAAAACGGTCGAAAGGTAAATCGGTGCGTATTTTTGAAACGTCAATATCTCCGTCCTTACTGTTACTATATCCTACCTCATCAGGGAGAACCCGATATACTTTGCGTGTAAGGGGGTCACGCTCCATTTCGACCACAATTTTTTCTGTATTTTCCATTTAAGGCATTACTTTTTTTCCATTAAAAAATAAAATCAAACGAGGATGTATCCGGACAGGATGCCCCATGGGAATACCACCCGTCAAAGGCTGTATATCTCTGATAAAATGCACATCTGTATTAGGCTTTCTAGGCGTGCCGAGTGTCAATTTTTCGACACGAGTAGTGCCACGCGCTGTCTCAAATCCTTGCAGCTTATTGACATGAGCCAACAACACAGCTTCATCATAGATTTTCAATTCTCCCGTATTCTCCATACGCCG